TTCCAGTTACTACTGCCGTCATAATTCCTCCTAAGTACTTATTTCGTCGATGTAAGAAGTAATAATATCTAATGATGTACCTGCACTTGCGTAAGCAGTTAAAACATCACCAGATTTTAAAACAATCTTTGCCCCACCTTGGATAAGTTCAATTGCAGAATTTGGTGGAATACTTACATCTTTCGCAAGAAAGAAATTGTTTCCTCCATTTACAATATAAACACTAGCCGAGATAGTTGCAGCAGAAGTATTACAACATCTAATTCCTATAACAGCATCATAATTGCCGCCAGTAACAAGAGTTGCAGGACTTCCAGAAGTTCCTACATTTCGTTCTAAATCGTTTCTAAAATTTTGTGCCATATTTTTTTCCTATTTATAATGCAACCGCCATTGCTAATGCAAAGCCAGCTGATGCTGCTCCTACTGGGTCACCTGCTGAATCCAGATAAACCGATTTACTTGCAGGCATTGTACAGAATACATCTAATGTACTTGTACCACCTGAATTAAAATTTATCTTTGAAGTATTACCTGCAGAGTTACTTAAAACAGTATCTCTTTGTAAAGTTGTAGAAGCTGATAAAGTTCCTAAACCTACTTCAAAATTGTTAGTGCCTTGCTCAAAGATAGTATAATAAGTTGTATTAGAAGAACCAATACCACTATTAAATGTTATAAAACCAGTTACAGCACCGGCAAGTGTAATATCACCTGTACCTTGTGTTGTGCTAGTTTCTTTTACTCTATCGTTTATTGCCAAAGCCATAAATTTTTCCTTAACTCATACTAATAATTGCATTAGCAGGTGTAGTTGGATCAGGGAACGTAATAGTGAAATCACCATTCGTTGCTGTCTTTGCTCCACCAAAATCTAAAACCACTACTAGTCTGTTTGCTGTTCCATCAACTGTATCTGTATTGTAAATTGCTGCATAAGCTGCAGTAAAAGTTGCACTTGACCAAGTTACGTTTGCAAAGTCAACTGAAGCAACCGCCGTACCTGAAGCAACTCCATTTCTAGTTAAAACTTTAACTGCGTAGTTAGAGCCTCCACCAGAACTTACTTCATCAGTAGCTGAATATACAGTACTTGCTGTTGTGTATGGAAAAGTTCCACTTCCAACATACAGAGATAGACTAAAAGCGTTTCCTCCAGATGCTTGAAAATCGTGTTGTCCCGAAAACAATGCACCTCTGAAACTAAACGGTATTATATTTGCCATATTTTTTTATCTCCTTAATTACTTGATGGTGGTTTAACATTCAGTTGAGCGCGAACTTCACCATCTTGATATTCGTCTCTGCGTCTGATACCGATTTGCTCGATAGCGTACGATTCTAAAGCTTCTGTATATGCTTTTGTATAGTATTGTAACATATCCTGTGGACCTTTCAAGTACGCATATGTATTTACCAGACAAGCATACAAAAGTAAATCCTGATATTTATTTGATAAATAAGTTCCTACTGTAGCTGGAGCGGGACTAGAAGTCGTATCTGTAATAGTGTCTGGCTCTTTGTCATATGATATTGTAATTTCGTAAGTTTTATCAGGCGTTGGGGCTACTACCCAATAAGTTTCATCCCAATTTGCGTAGTATTTTGGAATATCTACAGCTTGGGTTCCAGGTGTAGAATAATATTCTGCCATAAAACTAGTATCTCTTTGTTCTAAATAAAACTGATTTCCTGCTTGATCTTTAAATTGCACATATCTAATTGCTCTTAAATCTGATGGAATAGTTACATATCTATTTCCAACAATAGCATTTGATGTTGCATAAAATACATTTTGATCTGTATCAATAGTTCTGGTAATTTTGTTTTCTGCATTTTTAATAATTGTTCCTAAAACAGAATCAGTTAAAACTTTTGGAGTACCTGAACCATTATCTACTTCAGTATATCCTCTAATATCAGTTCTTAAATTGTCTAAAGTGTATGCCATTATCCGTTTACTACTCCTAATGTTACTGGTCCTGCTGAACAGTTTGCTCCACCACCAGATATATTTCCTGATGTAGCAGTACTAGCACTTGTTATATAAAAATAATTTATAGGTTGTGTTAAAGAATCTGTTGTGGTTGCTCCTGTAACATTTCCTGCTGAATCTATTTTTCCTAATGCAATTGTAAAACCACTTGCATTATTTAAATCACTTACATTATCAAAAGTTGGAATGTTTGCAAAAGCTTGTAAGTTTTTTGCATCTGCTGGATCAGAACCACCAGGTCCTGCAGAAGTTACTTGAGGATTTCCTCTAAATCTTACTATATCACCCGCACTTCTTTGATGATCTTCTGAATAAACATTTACATAAGTTGCTCCACCATATTTAATAGATGTGAACGGATTATTACCTAAAAGAATTAAACTTGTTTTAGACGCTGGTTGTGGTCTTGGATTGTATAAAGCTTGTGGATCACTTCCTACAGGTTTTGGACTTAACTGTGGTTGCTTTGCCTCAAACTCTGAACTGTGAACTAAAGATCCATTCCATTCTCTGACCATTTCATCGTAAGGAAATGCCATTCCTGATCTATCAGAAATTGCTAATGCGTGTTTACCTGATGCGTACTTACCCATTATATTCCATCTCCATAAAATGTTTGTGGTGAAATGAAAGTAGATGTTCCTTGATTATCTGCATCAAGTGCTCTTAATAATTCACTTTCATATCTTCTTTCCAATTCTTGACTAGTGGCTGGTGAATATTTTAAACTTAAATAATAAGCTAGTCCAGACATCATACAAGGATAGAATCTATTTACTACATCTGATGTATTATTATAATCTCCAACATCTTGAATTTTAGATAAATAATAAAAACAAAATTGAAAATTACTTGGTGTAGTTGTACTTGACACACTTGAACTTGGAGTTGCATATAAAAATACACTTGGATTTAATTTTCTTTCTACATAATATTGTGAAGGAGTTCCCTTTGTTAATTTATTTGGTGTTGCTGAATAAGCAGACCTATCAATTTTTGTAAGGGCTATATCTACGGGTGCAGTAGGTGTAGAATTATTTCTGTGATATGCTTCTAATACTGAATCAATGTCATTAGGAAAATTTTCTGAATCAGATGCATAGTTATATTCTGCTTGTCCTTCTACTAATGGAATTTTTGCAAGTTTAACTTTCCATAAATGGACTCCTCTATTTCCCCATTCTTGAAACATTATATTTAAAGATCTTCTTGCAGATCTTAATTGGTAACCTGTTCTAGTTCCTCTTACACCTGTTCTTTCAAAAGCTTCTTCTATAACTTCATCTATTTGTGGATTAAATTCTGTAGTTTGAGAAGTAGGTGAAATAGTTTGTGCAGTATTACCCATACCTGCGTGTGCAGTACAGTAATAAAATAATAATGGAGCGCCTGTGGTTCTAACCGGTGCAACAACTATAGTTGTTTTTGCTCCAGCACTTCCTGGTGTTCCTGTTGTAGTAACACCTGTTGTGTAAGCTGCTACAGGACTGTTATTTGGATTTGTAGAAAAAGCTAGTATGTGTGTAGCGTTAGAAGAATCTGCTTGATCGAAGATATAAGTATTACCTTCTTGTAAATAGAGTACAGGACTGACCTCACCGTTAATATAAAATTTATTAGCGGTACCATATTGATTAGTCCCCGATGCTACGGTTACTGTGTAAGTTATTGTAGCCACAATTTTACTCCTACGTAAATGTTATAGTAACACTTGCTGTAGCTGTCAAATCTAAATAAATGCCTTCATCAAAACGAATTCCAGAACCTGGAAGATACATTTGTAGACCTTCAGTCCCAAATTCGTATGTAGCAACTGTTGTTCCACTTGCTCCACCAGTTTTGAATATTAATTTAGACCCAGAAGCTGCTTCAGCTTGAATAGAAGTTAATCTAGCCAGTTGTGTTGTAGGAACCATTTGTCCGTCTCCAGTAGCGTATGCTACTAATTGATCACTTGAATATGAACCCATTTGTTCTCCTTAAAATTTATGTGTGGGCCGGAGCCCACACTTAATTAGTTATTAGCTTAAGTTATTATTTTGTTGGTACAAAATAGTAGCTCTAATTTCACCATCTGTAGTAGCACCAGTACTTGTCCACGTCAGTTTTAGGTCTGCAGTTCCTGTATCAGCCCAAGCCAGTGCTCCACCAGCTTCTGTTGTTGGATATGCTCGTCCAACACCATCAGCTATTGCAATTGAAAATGAGTTGAGCAAAGAAGTATTTCCACCAACTGTGTCTCCAATACTGAAAACGCACGTA